TAATGTCGGTGTAGTTGTAGGAGAGCAATTTTCTGTTTGGGGATTGCAAGTAGAAAACCAATCTTATAGTACAAGTTATATCCCAACAGATGGAGCAATAGCTACTAGAAATCAAGAAGTATGTAAAGATGCAACACCAGTTATTAATAGCGAGGAGGGAACGTTGTATGCAGAGATAAGTGCTTTAGATAATGATACTACAAATAATAGAATAACTTTATCTTATGATAATCAAAACTATGTGAGGATAGCGGTAACTAATTCACAAATATCATTCGCGGTATTTAATAATGGAACTTATCAGGCACAAGGCAATTATATTGTATCTGACATTACGGATTTTAACAAAGTAGCTTTTAAGTATAAAGAAAATGATTTTGCTTTGTGGATTAATGGAGTTGAGGTAAGGACAAATACAAGTGGGTTAACTTCTTTTTCTTCACCTTTAGACCATCTTAATTTTAGCAATGCTAATGGTAATAATCAATTTTTTAAAGGTAACACAGAAGGTTTAAAATATTATCCAAAAGCATTAGCAGACGCACAATTAGAAGATTTAACAACAATATAACTATGAATATTTACAAGACAGTATTTGATACAGAACAACAAGGAAAAGACGTTTTAATACAAAAAGACGTTTGGGCTGAGGTAACAGAAGAAGGTGTTACATCGATGCAGTATATCAACGGAACAAAAGCAGTTGTTAATATTGGTAAAGTAGTAAAAACACCTGGTACTTATGACCCAGATGGAAAAGAAATAACTCCACCTGTGTATTACCCAGGATGGGCTTATGATATTATGAGTACAGACGACTTAGACTTTGGATCAAATGAAGTTTATCCAGGTGATGCTTCAGCACATCAATTCTATGGATTTCCTAGAAATGCAGAAGTTCCACCACCAATTGAAGAAGAAGAAGTAATTTCAGAATAAATAGCGTAACTATAACAATATAACAATTAAATTAAATAAAATGTCAGAAGTAAAAAAAATAACAGAAGAGCAACTAAAATTAGTTAAAGAAGGTCAATCAAAAATTAATGCAATATTATTAGAGATTGGTTTTTTAGAAGCAAAGAAAGCAGAGTTTCTAGGTGCGCACTTTGAATCAGTGAAGACACTGGAAGGTGTAAAATCTGAATTAAAAGAACAGTATGGAGACATCACTGTAAACTTAGTTGATGGTACTTACGAAGAAGCTGAACAACTAGAAACAAAAACGCTTGAAGTTGTAGACTAATGAGCTCTATTATAAGAAAAATTAGTATAGGTTCTGATTACAAGAATGATGCCATGCATTATTCTGTAGGGCAGCAAGTTTATGGAGGACACATAATATCCGACATACTGCACGACAATTCTACGAACTCATACAGTATCTTTATAAAAAAACAAGACGAGGTTATGCCGTGGAAGAAATTTAACTCTAACATGGCAATATCCGTTGAGTATGACCTGGAATACTAATGAGGAGTTTGTACGATTTTATCATCAAACCTTTAGGTGATAGATACGAAAACGAATTAAAGCTCGGTGATAAAACTTTAGTTTTAAATACTAAAATAGAAAGCTTCAAGTCAGTAAATAACTTGGCTATTGTAGTTGAAACACCAAAAGCTTTTAAAACAAATATAAAAAAAGGTGACATAATAGTTATACATCATAATGTCTTTAGAGTATTCTACGACATGAAAGGTGTTAAAAAAAATAGTAGATCATTTTTTAAAGACGATTTGTATTTTTGCGCTATTGATCAAATATATTTGTATAAGAATACAGGGGATTGGAAATCATTTGGAGATAGATGTTTTGTAATGCCTTTGAAAAATAAAGACTCTCTAAGGCTCGATAAAGAGCAAAAGCTTATTGGTATACTAAAATACGGTAATAAGTCCTTAGATGCGCTTAAAATAAGCCCAGGGGATGTAGTAGGTTTTACGCCTAACAGTGAATGGGATTTTATTATAGACGATCAAAGAGTTTATTGTATGAAATCTAATGATATTGTAATTAAATATGAACACCAAGGAGACGAAGTTGAATATAATCCAAGCTGGGCAAAAAGCGGTTGAAGAATTAATCAAGGTAGCTAAAGAAGCTATTGTTGATTCTGGAGACGATATAACGGCTGATAGATTAAAAAACGCGGCTGCTACAAAAAAGTTAGCTATATTCGATGCTTTTGAAATACTAAATAGAATAGAAGAGGAAGAGGCTTTGTTAAATGATAATCCAAAAGAAGTTAAAGAAGAAAAAACTTTTAGAGGATTTGCTGAAGGGAGGTCTAGATAATGTACGAGCAAAGTTTAGTAACAGTATTAAAAGACTACGTAAAGCCTAAAGTAATCAATAGATTGAATAGGTATAAGAAGTGGACTTACGGTTATAACAAAGAACACGATGTTATCGTTATAAGTCGCACAGGGGAAGTTGGTGAAATATATGATATTCAAGGTTTAAAAATTGCTTTACCTAAAGAAAACAACACTGTTGTATTTGAAAATGATAAATGGACGCATACGCCATACCCTAAGGAATTAAAAAAAATTAAATCAGTATTTGATTGGGATGAATATCCGGTTGAATTTAAAGAAAAATGGTATGACTATATTGACAAAGAGTTTAAAAGGCGTGAAGAAGGTTTTTGGTTTATTAACAAAGGCAAGCCTACTTATATTACTGGCACTAACTACATGTACTTGCAGTGGTCCAAAATTGATGTTGGGCAGCCAGACTTTAGGGAATCAAACAGATTATTCTATTTATTCTGGGAAGCTTGTAAGGCAGATCAACGGTGTTACGGAATGTGTTATCTTAAGAACAGAAGATCAGGTTTCTCTTTCATGGCATCAGGTGAGACGGTTAACCAGGCAACAATATCCACAGATTCAAGATTTGGCATTTTATCAAAGTCCGGGCCAGACGCCAAAAAGATGTTTACTGATAAGGTCGTACCCATCTCAGTTAATTACCCCTTCTTCTTCAAACCAATCCAGGACGGTATGGACAGGCCGAAGACAGAACTCGCGTACAGGGTACCCGCATCAAAGTTTACCCGTAAGAAACTTGACACCAACGAGAAACTACAGGAGATTACCGGTCTCGACACCACGATCGACTGGAAGAACACCGGGGACAACTCGTACGATGGTGAAAAATTAAAACTACTAGTACACGATGAAAGTGGAAAGTGGGAAAGACCTACAAATATATTAAACAACTGGAGGGTAACTAAAACTTGTTTAAGATTAGGTTCTAGAATTATAGGTAAGTGTATGATGGGTTCAACGTCAAACGCTTTAGACAAAGGAGGAGAGAATTTTAAAAAACTTTATTATGATTCAGATGTCGAAAAAAGAAACGCCAATGGACAGACTCGTTCAGGACTCTATAGTTTGTTCATACCTATGGAATGGAACTACGAAGGATACATTGATTCTTATGGATTTCCTGTATTCAACACGCCGAAAGAGGCAATTGAGGGACCGCAAGGGGACTTAATAGATCAAGGGGTTATTGATTATTGGCAAAATGAAGTTGATGGTTTAAAAAGTGACCAGGACGGTTTAAATGAATACTACCGTCAGTTTCCAAGAACAGAGCAGCATGCTTTTAGAGATGAAACAAAACAATCATTATTTAATCTTACTAAAATATACGAACAAGTAGATTATAATGAGGATTTAAGAAATAGCTCGATAGTTACAACAGGTAGCTTTCAATGGGAAAACGGGGTAAAAGATTCTAAGGTTTTATTCATGCCTAACAAAAATGGTAGATTTAAAATTACTTGGGTTCCACCGGCAGAGCTACAAAACAGAGTGATAACAAAAGGTAATACAAAATATCCTGGTAATGAACATTGTGGCGCTTTCGGGTGTGACAGTTATGATATATCAGGTACAGTCGACAATAGAGGTTCTAACGGAGCTTTGCACGGTTTAACTAAGTTTAGTATGGAAGATGTTCCGCCTAACAGATTCTTTTTAGAGTATATAGCTAGACCGCAAACTGCTGAAACATTTTTCGAAGATGTACTAATGGCCTGCGTATTTTACGGTATGCCAATATTAGCAGAGAACAACAAGCCTAGGTTACTCTATCATTTTAAAAGAAGATGGTATAGAGGTTACTCTATGAATAGACC